GATTCTTTATTTATTTCATCTTGCATTTCATCAATTTCTGCTTCAGTCATACTTAGTACGTTCTTCTGAATCCACTTCTTACTGAAGAATGTGCCGACATAAGATTCTACTGTTTGTAAAACTTCTAATCGGTCTTTCAAAAGTTCTGCTTCCTTGAGTTCTGCAAAATGTCCGTCCTGTAAAAAGTCATATTGTATATGCTCTTTAATGTTTGACCAATCTTCAAGAGTAATAACACCCTTGAGTATGAGTTGTGTTTTAAGTACATCTGTAAACAGTGCAGTAAACTTTTTACGCAACCGTTGTACAAATTTGGTGAACTTTAGTTCATCTCTTGTAATTTCTGTTGACCGTCCAAGACTGAATCCCTGTTCAGCTTCCATACGAGAAATTGGTACATTCAGTGAACGATACAATTTTCTCTGGAAATAAACAAGGTCATCAATCTCACCCAAGTTAGAACCGCCTGGCAAAGTTGTAATTTCTGTTCCTCGACCACCTTCTCTACGAGGCAACCAGAAGTCTTCCAACATACTCATCTGACTACGATCATCTCGTATTTCACCAGTTGATGAATTGTAAACTAATTTGTTACGATAACGATTCATCACATCTTTAAGATACTGTTCGGCCTTTACCTTGGGCAGATTACCAACATCGATATAAAAGATACGTCTTTCGGGAGCTCTTGCTATACGATAGATAACCAATGCATCTTCAATCATGCGTAACTGGTTAACAGGTTTGATTGCTTTGTGCAGATAAGAAAGAACGTGTCCCTTGTTCTGATCAATTACACCAGACGGACAATAACTAATACTGTCAGGTGCAATTTTTATTCCTTCAGAAGTTCCATGACTTGCAATACCTTTATCATTATACAAATAATATTCATCAACTTTCTTTATTAAATCTATACTTGTTCCCGATTTGAGCTCTCTCTTAACTTCTCTAACTTTTTTAATTTTACTTGGGTCAATGTATCTTAATTCTTGAATACCTTTTCGTGGAGATTGTTTCTCAATAACTTTGTGAAAGAACATTCTTCCATCAACATACCATCTGCGAAAGATGTCATGGCCCTTGACATCAAAATCAAGAAGTCTAAGAACCTCATCAAATTCTTCGGTGATTTTCTTTTTAATCTTGGAGGGATAAGGTAGTCTGTCTAAAACGATGGATACCGCTTGAGACATCTCATTTGCGACAATACCTTCGTTGACAATATCATCGATTGCAGAATCACATTCGGGTTGTTGTGCAATGTCACGATACCTACGAACTAAATCCTGTTCAGTTCGTTCTCTACCATCGGTATCTAAAACCTGACCAAAGAACCCTCCGCCTGCAATTTCTACAGTGCCATCATCAGGTGCTGGGAGAGTAAATTTCTCTCCCCCAACATCTTTCATCCTTTCAAAACGGAATCCAAAAAGTTCAGCCATAATAACTCCTACTATGTTGTATTATTTAGTAGGTTATAATTTAGAAGTTCACACCAGATGCTTCAAAGTGTTGATATCTCCAAGTAACGTCAAATGTTTCAAGTTCATTTACAGTTGCAGATGCTAATTCAACAGGTGCAATCGTCAATGGAAACGCAGATTTAAAAATATAACTTTTTAGAACTGTATCATCCCTGTCTAATTGTTCAACGAATAAATCAGTTTGATAATCAGCAGGAGCAATAACACCTGTATTTTCTCTTAAATCATTGATACCATTGTTCCATCGTTCCATTGCGGTACGAATCATAAAGTCCGTATCGTTGTAAAAAGTAGTTGTCCATACTTCAAATTCTGCTCTATCACCAGCTATATAAATGCTTCTTCCTCTGAAAGGAACTGGAACTTCACCAAGCGTCATGCCTGGCATATTTGTCGCACTACAAAGAAATGATGTTCTCCTAACGTCTAGTCCAATTGCAATACCAGGCGGTGGAGTAATCGTGACTCTGAACTGGTTCGCACGAGCGCCACCACCAATTAGGTTCGCTTTAAAATCGTCTATAGTTGCCATATTATTCTCCTAACCCTTGTTAAAATTGACCAATAACTTCACTAAATGCGACACCAGTTCGTGTTGCGATAAAGTTTAGTGTTATAAAGTTAATTGACCTAGCAGGTTTGATGTACATATCTGCAACAAACTCGTTTCTGTCTATGACAAATCCTGTGTTGTTTGATGAATCACATATGACAGTAAAATCTGTAATACCTCTACGACCTTGAACATCTCTCAAGAAAGGTTCTACCATACTTCTAAACTGTGCCCTTGTAAATTCATCGTTAAACTCAAAGAGTTGGTATTTAGCTGCAGTTGCGATTGCTTTTTCAAGAACCAAGAACAGTCTACGAACATTAATTCTATCAAACGCACTTGGTTTTGTAAGTGCAGTCTTATCACCAAACAATACCACACCTTGGCCCGGAAAGTTAACTATTGGGTTAATTCTCGCACGATAAAGAATGTCTCTATCAGCCTTAGTTGGATTGTAAGATAGTTTAATTGCACCTCTTACGTTACCTCGATTATAACCGCCGGGCGAGTACCACGGATCGGTCACTCTGTCCGTATATGCACAAAGTCCAGCGGTATCGCCATTCATCGGTACGTGCCGATATACATCATTGTATTTGTCGTACATATATTTGTATGCACTGTCATATACCATGTAAGAGGATGACGGACATAAATCAAATGCCGTCTTAACATTACTTGTTTGTGTAATCGTAGACGTTACATTAACCGTTGCAGCCCTGTATGGAGAAACAAATCCTACACAATCTCTTCGTTTCTCAACCATATCCGTAATCATGGTTACATGGGTGTCTTGAGCAGATGAACTGTCACCAGCACCTCCGCCTGGGCCACCTAAGACCAAGTTAACATCTAATGATTCTGTATCTTCAAATTTTGTATAACCAACCTTTAACTCTCCTGCTGTTACAGAGTAATCATCTGTGCCAGCAGACAGTTCATTTTTAGTTGGAGTATCTTGAACAGAGAAACTAGATGTACCACTTTCCAATGTAACACTACCACCTACATCTGAACCACCAGAATCAGTTCGATCAAAAACAACATTATCTCCAGCATCTGTTGACGAACCATCTGTTCCGTTCAATATGATTGTACCAGCAGCACCATCTACGTTTGTGCCCCAGTTTGCACCAGCTGTATTATGATCCATCCAGAAAACAAATTCTGACTTTCTGTAAATTACGTCAGCATAATAATTGTTACCACCTTGTGCATTTTTTGCAGCTGAGTTTTTAGACAGTCTTGGGAATATCTCTATAATCGCATTGGTTCTTTCTCCATTTGAATCAGCATCAAACCCTGTTATGTCACCAGTTGTGTCGTAAACAGCAACGTGCATTTCATCAGCAGTTCCCCGACCATTTTGTGTTGCCCATGCAGATGTGCCAGGCGCACCATCAAAAAGGTCATACCATCTCCAACGTCTACGAATGTTTGTACCTGAAGATATTTGACTTTGTAATCCTTGTCCATTTGGATCATCTTTTAACTTGACTGTGATTACATTTGTCGTAGCGTTTTTAGCAGTCACTTCATACTCATAACCCTCACTTTCACCAAAGTTTACTAAGTCACCAACTGCAATAGAAGTTGCAGAGGTTACAGATATATCCGTTTGTCCAAGAGCTTCTGTTCCACTTGTCGTGGTTATAGCAGTCTGTTCATATGCATTCGCTGTTGCACAAATAGAAACTCCAACTGAGTTACCCCATGTACCAGCAGACCTTGCAGCCCACTCACCAACAGAACCTTGTCCACTTGCAAATGAATCTGAATAATGATCGGTATCACGAATAAGAATCCCACTAGTTGTGCCTGCATTAACTATTGCTGATTCTGCACGAACAACCTTTAATGAATCTGAATAATGTAGAAAATTAGCTGCAGTAAACCACCATTCAAAATTATTTGCATTAGGTTTACCAAAAACTTTTACTAAATTTTCTTCCGATGAAATATCAGTTACAGAAGAAACTGGGCCTTTCTCAAAGGGCCCTACCATCGCACCGATAGAAGTTGCAACTGCTGGAATGATCCCCGTTAAATCAATTTCTTTAACTTGAACTCCAGGCGAAACTAAAAAACCCATGTTAGTACTCCTCTAAAATAATATTTATCTTGTTTTGCATATATTTATAAAAACCCCATTTTACAAATCATACTTTTATATGCACAGAAACATATAAATAAAAGTATGGCAAACACACACTACGAAAAATATAGCACTACCATAAAGAAGGTTGCGAGAAGAAATTATCGCAAACGTGTTGCATGGCTAAATGAATATCTTGCTGATGAATCTTGTGTGCATTGTGGTGAAAGTGAAACCGTATGTCTTAAATTCTACCCCCATGATGTAGAGATTCGTAAACAAACCAAACGAAAAGGTATGAATCAAGAAAGTCGCAAAGACGTTATTGAATTTATAGAAAAGTCAAGAATCGTCTGTTCTAACTGTTGGATTAAACTTGATTATGATCTAATAGACCCGAAATACTCTTTTCTTTCCTGATTACCAGTTTGAATCATTGATACGCACGACAGGAGCCCAACGAGTTCCGTATTCATCAGTTATATTTCCAGCATTTTCTTCCTCTAATCCGTCAATCACAAACCCGAATGGAGCCATATCCTGCTCGAGTTGGTCTTGTTGTTCCCCATACATCTGTTGACGTATGTTATGATCTGTCAGTTCCTTGAAGTATTGTTGATCTGTTGTCCATGCAAAGATAAACATACACGCAACCAAGTCATCAGTACAACCGTCATCTGCTTGAAATGATGAACCTTTGACAATAAAAGTTGATAGTTCATTGATACAGTCGTAATCTTGTACAATTAGTTTGTTATCCTCTATTAACTGTTTTAAATTAGAACACCCTACCTTCTTAACTGATTTGGTTGTCCTTACCCCCATTTGAGCCTTACCACCAGAGAACCCACCGCCTAAAACCTGTCCAGCTCTTCCACGCATGGATGCCATAATCAAATTACCATATTCCATATCGTACTGTAATGCATTTGCAACTTGTTCTCCGATATCGTTAACCTCAACCAGTACATATGCTTGATTGTAAGCCCTTGCGATATCGTATATCTTTCTAGGAAAAATAAGAGGTTTTATTTCGTTATCCCTATATTTCGCAACAACTCGATAAGGAACTTCCGATATGTCAAATACAATAAACGCAGAATAGTCATTAGACGTACCCCTTGATACGTCAGCTGTTACGAGATATGTCCGATCCTTTTGTGGAGATTCGTACATATCCAATCCTTTATGAGACTTTTCTGGGTTTAGATAAGCAAGTGTTTTTAGTTTCTGGGGTGTAATCAATGTATCAATCGAACCAAGGAACTCGCACTCAAACTCTGTGTTGAACTGCGACTGAGAAGTGTTCTTAATCGTTTCTTTTTTCCATTCTTCATCACGGCCAGGCACTTCACTCCAATGCACCTCGATTGGAATGTATGAGTTTCTCTCATTTTCTGCATCCGTCCATAACTTGTAAAACATATTCATACCATGCGGTGTAGATACAATCATTACCTTAGTTGTTTTACCAGCTGATATCGTAGGATACACCGAACTAAAAAATTGTTCTGCAAAATTATAAGGAACGTATGCAAACTCGTCTAGAAATATAATATTGTAAGAACCACCACGAACTGCACTTGCAGATGTAGCCGATGCAAGTATCTTAGAACCGTTCTCCAGTTCCAGACTACCTTTGTTCCAAGTCATTACTCCTTGTTGCAACCACTTAGGAAGGTGTTCATAAGCGAGTTGTAACCGTCCTAATAAGTCCCTAGCGGTCGCTGCTTTGTTGGCAAGTATCGCAACACTAACATTGGTATTGAATAAAACATAGTACAGAAGATACGCAATAATTGTTGTTGATTTACCAGATTGTCTTGGAAGTTTGCAAATTGTAAAACGATTTTTATGAAATGTACCAATCATTTCCTTCTGAAAGTCATATAACTTAAATGGTATTAATCCTTCATCAAGAGAGACAATTCGTATATAATTTTCAACAAAGTACAGAGGGTCTTTCATACATCGTGTGTATTCCTCTATCTGTTCCTCTGTCCATTCAACAGGTACATTGGCTCTCTTTAGATTGGGATTACCTAGATAGTTATTAACGTTTTGCATCATTTTGCAAAATCCTTTGCAATTCAGCAGTCGAACCGACATAGAGTGCATTGGTTACATTTTTCGGTGCGGTGTTAGGTACTTCCTTCAGTCTTTTCATTTTCTCTTGCAAGTCACCAAGTTTCTCTGCGACCTCTGCAACCTGTTTAATTAGATTACCAGCAACCTCATACGTTCTTGGATGGTCTGATTCTTTTGCAATCTCTAGAATACCATCGATTGCGTCCGTTCCTCTTTCAATTAGATTGTAAAAGTTTTCTCGTTGATACTTGTAGTCTGCATCAAGGTCTTCTAAATTTTCTGTAGGTCTTGGAATAATAGTTTTATGAGTTGCCATAGACATCTCTTTTTTTACAGGGTCGATAATACCAAGAGCCTCATCGATAACATTCGCAACGTCTTTCATTTTTATCCAATTGTACTAGAACTAGTTGATGTATCATCATCTCCAGTTTCGGGATTAAATTCTTTCGCATCTTGGAAGAAAGACGCTGTTTCATTAAATCCAAAATCATCATCTGCTTCAGCAGATGTTGGATTTGGTGTAACAGTGTATCTCTGTTCTCGTTTGGGAGAAGCATCTGGTAGGTCTGTATACTGATCAACTTGAACTGTCTTGATGACGCCCTGTGATGTAACAGGCCCATATAAATAAAACTTTGATGTGAAACTTAACGTGTATATGATTGCTCGTCTTTCTGTAAACTCACCCCGATAGTTATCTTCGTAACTAATACTGTTGAGTACAATCGGAACATCTCTTTTAATTCCCATGTCCGTCATATCTTTAATTGTCAAAGTATAATCAGGTTGAAAGTAAGGAAGTATCTGCTCGACAATCTGAAGTGCATCATCAGACTGTTTGGCCATTGCATATAATTCGATGTCCAAGTTATAAGGAACAGGCATATATTGTGAGTCTAGCCTACTAGAATCACTTGATTTAACCTTTCTAAATTTTTGTACACGATTTAATTTTCGAGAGGTGTCGTAAGACAGATTTTGAATCTCAAATCCCAATCGTGGTAGGGTAATCGCAACCTTGCTGTCCTGACTTGGATCTTGGTCTAGTCGTTGCAACCACTTTTGTCTTGGCCCATACGCAAGAGGAACTTTCATCGTTTGTACGATAGTTCCACTATTGTTTTTGCGAACCATATGTATATTGTTAAATAAAGTACCAAATGCAACAATCACATTTCGCATAGTTTCATGGTAGAATTGTTGTCCTAACATTATGTGCTCCCAGCATCTCCAAACGGATTAGTCTCTGAAAAATCAAGAACATTATCGTCCAGTTGATCAAATAATTCATTTTGTGCAGTTTTATCTTGTGAATAGTCACCAGTAATAATATCTTCCTGTATTAAGTATGACGCATCTTCAGTATCCGACCCACCAGCTTCAAGCAGTATACTCTCACCAACAGAGGTTGAATCGTTCTCCATAAGAACATTGTCAGTTGCATCCGTAGATGAACTATCTGTTCCATCTAATACTAACAATTCTCCTAAAGCTAGACGTTCCAATCTAATGCTTTCGTTAACAGCAGAGGATTGCTCCAAAGTAAATTGATATTCTAGTAAATCTTTTTGTAAATCATCTTCAAGCGCATCAATCGCAGTAATACCTGTGTCAATTTCTTCGTGACTATATTCGTATTGTCTGCATCTTAATTTGTAAATAGGATTGTTGTCCAATTGATAAAATGGATCGTCATGATCTACGAAACTGACTTCAAACATTCTAGATAGAATCGGATGATAAACTAAATCTCCTTCTTGTGGTCTGTCTGCATCTGTTAATGTGGTATCCATCAGAATATAAAAATTGTTATCCCCTTGAACCGATGTCAACGTTGAAGAATCTTCACTTTGATCTATACTTCCAGCCTCCAGTAAAATAGAACCACCTGTCGTATCGGTTCCATCCTCGATATTAATCTGACTGTCCATCTCTTGAAATCTTTGCTTGGATACAACGAAAGTAATTTCGTTTCTGTTCTCCAAACCAAAC